CACCCCGGATTGCGTCCAGCTTCTCCCATACCGCTGGCGGTAGGTTGATGCTGCTAGTCTTAACAGTGCGGCCCTTGCCGCTGCCCTTGGGCCTTCCAGCCCCCGCTCGTTTTCCTCCGTGTTGTTTCTTCATTTTAGTAAATCCTTGCTGATAGCTTAATGACTGGCACTAACTCTTGAAGTGGCTTTTGATTTTGCACGTCTTGCTCAAGTGCGCTTTGTGCTTCTGCAACCCACCTTGAAACAGGCAGGTGAGTCATAGCTGACACCATGACTGAGTCAGCATTTAATGCACCGTGTGCATTTGTGAAGTAAAAGCAACCGCTTCCGTTGCCGCCTTGTATCTCAAGCTTAAGGTGAGCGATGGCTTTGTTAATTCTTGCTCTCATATCTGTTAATGTGATGCAAATTCAATAGCTCTTTTGCAAGTATCAAAAAAGAAATAGGGGCAGTAATCTGATTGCATATCTGGCAAATCATCTTTTTGCCTGACAGAAAAATAGTCAACATCCCCATCACAATTGGCTTGGAATTCTATAACGTATTTGCCGAATTCTCTTTCGGCTTTGTAACAGTTCCAAGGTTTGATTCTTACAGCAAAACCTGATTTCTCTAACTTGTTTTTGGCATTCTTTAGTTTCATATCAACGTGAATATGGGCTATTTCTTGAATGATGTAAACCCCTAAAATGAAAATAATTGCACAAAAAAACGGGGCAGGGAATTTCTCCCCCACCCCGTGAATACACACACTTACAAATTTAAAACGGGATTTCGTCCCCGTCATCTATATCGGCAGCTACTTGCTCCCCGGTTGGTCGCTGACCAGCCCACTTGCCATTCCCTAGAATAGCCCCTTTGACGCCTTGCTTACGCTCTTCTTGGCTAACGTCTTGGACAATCATGCCGTCATTGCCGTATTGGTCAGGCTCATCTTTCAGCAGCACGGCAGCATTAAGATAAACGCCTTTTTTGCCTTTGTAGAGCTTGCTTTTGTCGATTTTGCTGACGTCGAGCGACAGCCGTAGTATTCCTCCCTTGTTCATTTGTTTTTTTATTTTGGGTTGTTTTTTTGGTTTCATCACTCAGCGCATTCAATACGCCAAGCAATAAGATTTGTGTAATGCTTTCCATCTTTTCCACGGTTTCCTTTAATATCGTAATAGACTTTCACGAAGTCACCCGGCTGATAAACGCTTATGATGTCAGCCTTTTCGTGGTGCAGCTCAAAGACCAGCTCCTGAGAATAAGCCCCGGGCGTTTCAATGACAAAGCGCACTTTTCGGAAGCCATTTTCATAGGCTTCTTCTGGTTGGATTTCAAGAATCTCACCCAGCTTAGTGTCTGGCTTGCGTTTCATTTCGTTGTGATTGTTAGGTTTTTAAATGTTTTAGCAAGTGTTTTTTTATGACTCGCGAAAGTAGATTTTGTCTGCATCTCTGACAATTGGTAGCAGCAACCCGGAGCGTCCGGTGTGCCTATCTTTCTTGATTGTGATGCCTGTGACAGAAAGGTAGTCGTCATCCTTTTCATCCATTTCTTGCACCAGAGAAAGCACGTAGTCAGCATCTTCGTTGATAGACGTAGCATATTTCAAATGCCCTTCCTTGTTTTGTTGTGACAGCACAAAAATAAGCAAATCTAATTCCTTGGCAATGCCTTGCAAAGCGTGTGAAATCTGAGTCAGTTCCTGTTCCTTGCTGCTTGCGTCAGCGACTTGAATTAGTTGCAGATAGTCGATTCCGATTACCCTAACGCCGTGGCGTTTATGCGCTCGCCGTATCATCGTAATGATTTGCCCGATTCGCGGCGAGACTGGCTCTTCAAAATGCAAGGGCATGGCTTTAATGGCCCTGTAAGCCTTTCTGAAGGCACTTAGCTCTTCTTTGGATACAGTTCGCCTATTTTGCTTCCGGGCGTATGAGAGCGGGTCTGAGAGCAATTCAGACGGTAGTCTGCCATATGTCCCTATGAACCGCTGCATGATTTGCTGGGCAGTCATCTCGCAAGAAATCATTAGGCATGGTGTCCCGGTGCTGGCGATGTCGGTCAGGAACTGCCCGGCAAGCAATGTCTTACCGCTTCCGGGGAATCCGGCAATAACGCAATACCGTGGCGTTTTAAATCCCCGCAAAGCTGCCGAAAGAGTAGACAGTGAAACTTCAAAACCATTTGGCTCAACTTTGCCATTCACCAAATCAGCAAATTCATCGGCCACTGCTTTGAGCAATGTTGCCCGGTCTCGGGTCGTCTCAGTGTCGGTTGCTGACTCGGCTACTTCTGTCATAGGTTGCCCGGTTGCTTCGACGAAGCCTGTTTTGTCGTTCATATCGGCTGCTCGCTCTGCAAGGTTCTCGGCTGCATCAATCGCCAGCCGTCTGCTGTGACAGTCCCGCATGGCTTCGATGCTTTGCCCGAAGTGGCTAATGCTTGGCGCATTTACTAAAATTTGAGCAATATCAGCCACGCCGTCAGTTCCGTTAATCATGCCGCGCTGCTTGAGTGCTTCAACGGTCAAGGACAAGTCCCCTTGAACATCAGCCGGGAGCTTGTTGCTCGTTGCAAATTCGTAGAGTCGTCGGTAGTGCTGAGAGTAGAACCATTCTGGTTGTATCGGTTTCTCATCCCAGCCGGGTAGTTTCTGCATCACCACGCTGAGAACATATTTTTCAGCTTCTAAAGCTGTCGGTTTTTGAATTTCATTCATAGCATTTCTTTAGTCAGGATTCTTGTTTTTTTCTTTGCTGGCTGCTCAGGCAAGTCCAGCCACTTTTCATTCTTCAGCCATAGGTGTAAACCCGGGACAAAGCTGCCACCGTCTTTTGTCCAGTCATCGCACTTGTTCCATGCTTCGATTGCTTTGACGATTGTTTCTTTGTCGGGCCTGTCTTTTTTCTTAATCTTTTTCCATTCATCGGCCACCTGTTTGCGGCTACTTCTTCGCCTTGCTCGCTCCGGTGCAGAGTTCCAGAATGACAGAAGCAAATCCTTATCCAACTCCTCCGCATTTGCGGAGTTCTTAGTTATCTTTTCCTTTCTTTTCTTTTCCTTTCCTTTCTTTTCGTTTCGCTGATGGTTACCCATATGGTTATCCTTATGGTTATCCATATGGTTTTCTTCCTTTATTCCATCAGGGTTTTCAGTTGCCTTGACTTTTTTAGGACGACCGCCAAGCTTGCCTTTTTCGCGTTTAGATTTCACTGCTGCTTCGGACTCAACCGGGTAGAATTTAACCACTAAGTTTTCACCTTCAAAACAGTAAAGCTCGCTAGTGGTTTTCACTTCGTCTTCAGTCACTCCAGCAAGCTGTTGCCACTGCCTACTTTTCCAATTTTTGCAGTTTTCAATCGTTCCGCTGTTCTCTTGTGTCGCACACCATCCAAGTAATGCCAGCCATGTGGCTCGCTCTACCGGGTCGGCTCCAATAAACTCAACACCGCGCAAAATGTCGGTGTGGATGTTCAAATAATTCATTCGTTTTCAGTCTCTTTTTTGGGTTTCGTTTCGTTGCTCATTGAGCCTATAAAGGTCTCCTATCGTTTTGTCTATTTTCATTTCCTTTGTCATAAAAAATTAACCATCACACCGCTCGCATATCCAACCTTGAGTGTGATTGTGGTAAAGATTCACGCCACATTTGCAGACTTTCTGCTCGGTATCAACATAATGCGTCAGCCGGGCAACTTGGCCATTGTCGTAGCTGTGAATGAATGCTTCCACCGCTTTCGGGCTGCGATAACCCTTTTTTGCATGCCAAGCGTCACTTGCTGACGGGCTGCGAAGATACTCAGCCGTGACTCCAATGAAGTCCTGCCCAGCCATAAACTTTGCTGTTTGCTTGTGGTGAATGTGATGTAAATAAATGTAGCGGTGGACGCTATTGCTCCACATCTCCGGGCGTTCTGTAGCCATCAAGAGCGGCGTGTCTGCGATTTTCGCTCCATCGCCGTGGGAAAAGCTTAAAAGGTTTTTGCCGTAAGCGGTGTATTTTCGATGAGCAATTGAAACGTCAAAGGTGATGTTTTTGGATTTACGGAAATAAGCTTTGATTGTTTGGGCAAGCATGAAGCCGCTCATAAAGTCATGGTTTGACGGGCAAAAAATAATCTCAACATCGGCCAACGGTAAACATTTTTCAATTGCTCTGATATACATATCCCGGGCCGCCAAAAAAGCATCATGCCATTTGCCATCCATGTCTTGGCTGGTGCCGCTAGTGGTAACCGGAGAGCTTGATGAGTCGATGTGAAGGCAATCGTTTCCAATCACAAAGATGATTTTTTCCAACGGAAACCCGGCAGCTTTTTGAAGGAGTGAATCAATGCCAGAGTCAACAATGCTGACGGCCTTTTTTACATCATAACACTCACCGGATTCATGGTTTACTGCGAGCTTGCCAACGTGGATGTCGGACGGGTCAAGGATTAGGCAATGCGGATTCTTGATTTTGCTGCGCTTAATCTTGCGAAACTTTGGCGAGTATCTTTGAACATCCTTGATAATAGGGTCAAAGACATCTTCTAATTGCAAGCCGTCAGTTTTGCTGAAAATTGAAAACTTTTCTGATTTATACCAAAAATGCTTTACGTTGGAGAGCGGCAACCCGGCTTCATCGCATTGGTTTACAAGCTCGCTTGCCACGCCCTTTTTGCGCAGCTGCTTTATTAAAGCATGCTCATCTTCAGTAAGTCTAATTCTTGGAACACTCATTCTCTTAGTCGTTTCTGGGTTCGTTCCCAAGCGGGAAAAAATACTTCATCCATGCACCTTACGACGGCTTCCTGCTCGTAATTTTCACACCAGCCAACGCCGGAAAGCAATAATGAAGCTTCAAGCATTTCATGCCGCAGAGTTGTCTCTAGCGTCCAGCCCGTGATTTCTTTGCTTAATAAAATAACCCGGTCGTCATGGCGATACTGGCCAAAGCAGTCGTCTAGCTCTGCACGTTTTATTTTAATGCGCTGGCCAGCGATTAAGACACTTTGCGGGAATGACATTTTGAAAATTGGTAATTTTTTAAGCGCGGCTCATGCACCACGTTGATTTGCCGAGCAAGTTCTAGATAGTTTTCATCTGGTAAAACGTGCTTGCGGCACTTGCATTCAGCAAAGGTCACACCCGGCTCATATTGTAATTGTGGCTGGCACTTGCACTTGGGGCAATTTGAGACAAGCCACTGAGCTTGGTTGAGTTCATCGTGATGTTTAGTTAGTGCGCTCATGCTCGTTGCCAGTGGTGTCTCGCAATTAGGTATGCGTCAATTATGCCATCGTGTGGTTTTTTGGAGCGTTCGCTTCCAAGCCAGTTTTCATCCGGGCAAAGGCGGCTTGCTTCACGTAGGGCAAAAGCTTTGGTTTCACCCCTTGGCACCTTGCCAAGCATAGCCTTTTGCCATTCCCTAACTTGCACCCTTACGACTTCCTGCACCCGGCTCTCTGCCATGCCTACGAGCTTACCGAATGACAAGGCCATTGAACGCACTGCTGCACTACTTTTAGCGTGCGGCAGCGGTTCTTCAATGGCTAAGATGTAAGGTGAATGAAGGTCACACAGCCAACGGTAGACGGCCAGCGAGTCGACTTCCCGCTTCTTGCCCACCTTTTTGGTCGGCATTTTGATGCGGTCAATCAAATCACCGTTGTGGGTTGAGATTGCTGCCAACCCGCCGTCTAGGCCGTTGTCTATGCCTACAATTATCATTTCAGCTTATCGGCTAATGCTAAACCGTCAGCGGTTGGGTGATAGGTTAGGAAGCCACCATTAACGGTTGATTGAACTCTCTTGTGTTTAATTAAACCCAATGCAGTGCAGCGTTTAATGGTTGCCCTTACTGTCTCATTTTCGACTTTGCAAACATCGGCCAACTCAGCGGTTGAGATGCCCGGTTGGATGCAAACGGTTATAATGATTCGGGCTTGTCTAAGTGTTCTAATGCCGTGCTGCTCAAGCAGTGTAAAGTTGAGCAACGTCCGAAAGCGAACGTCTTGCTGGAATGGGTTAAACATCGTCTTCATCTTGCATCGATGCCCAAACCGGGCGATTTAAAATTGGTGTTTCGTTCTCTGCTAGCATTGGCCAATAGTCTTCCTGAGCGGCGTGCTTGAGTTTGCCGAGCAATCTAAGGGCAGTTTTTAGCCCTGCCGCAATTTCGTCCCGGTGCAACTCAGTCACGCAAACTTCATAAGGTGGCTGGCTCGACTGCCAGACAATCTTGAAACGCTGCCGGGTGTCTTCCGGGTGTGTTGAGTTCCAGAGTGCTAGATAAAGCCCGGCTTGAACGTGATAACCGAAATTTGCAATCGCCTTGCTGAATCCTTCAAGCGTGAAGTCCATGCCTGTGGTTTTCAAATCAACAAGGTAATCTTTGCCAACTGGAGCAAGGTCAACTAGCCCTTTAAATTGAACGCCGGAAATCTTCGCGCCAATGATGACTTGTTTTAGACTGCCATCAAATATTTCAGCAGATTGAACATTGGTCTGCATTAGCATCTCCGATGCCTTTACGCCTTCATCAAATTGCTGCTGAGTGATTATTGTCTTTCCAACTGCAAGCTGCTCATCACGCCATTCCTTGGCTTCCTTTGTGCGGTAGCTTGAGAAAGGTGAAACTCTTATCTCTTCTTCTACAAGCTCCGGCGTAGTGGTTAAGCAGTCCACCAAGCTGCCCCACTGCATCGCTGGAGTCGGTGAAAACTCCCGTGGATGGAATCGCCATTTGAACAAGCTTGAACTGTTAAGCTCCCAGAGAACTGATTTTGAAAGATATGACTCCGGCGCAAATATGTCGGCCCGGTTGCATTTGAGCAGTGTGTGATAGTCGGCACTGCTTACTTCGTGAATCTTCATTGCAGTGGTTCAATTGTGTTTTGAATTTTGCTTTCAAGCACCGTCTTTGCCTTAACAAAATCGATTTTTGGAACGTCCTTAATTAAATCAACTCCAAGCCACTTCAAGAATTTGTCCTTGTCTGAGCCTGTCTGAGTTATTAGGGCTTCCAGCTTCTTAGCTTGTGCCGCTGTAATTGTCTGCACGGTGTGCCGCGCTTGGTGGCTGTCGCTGTCTTCACTAGCGTCAAGGCATAGAAGCCCGGCAAGGGCATATTTTCTAGCGTAAGATGATGCAGAGCCTGATATTTGCTCCATGCTCATTCCCTTTCTTGAAGAGTCTAGTTCGGCGTAGCCTGTGCTTGCTAGTGCAGTCTCACCGTCTGAAATAGTCGCCGTTGCTTTCACAAATAAACGGCCATCAACTTCATGCAAGTCGTCACTAATGTTTAAGAGTAGCTTGTGCTTTTCAAGCAATGGCTTGGCCGCTTGGGTAATGTCTTCAACATTGCGGTAGTTGAATTTGGCAAAACTATTTTTTCGCCCTTTCGGTGTTTTTAATTCAGCAATTAATGCAATTGCGTTTTTTGGTGTTTTCATTGGTTTTTTCTGTTTTGTTTCTTGTCGGCTCTTTGCTTGAGCTTTCTAAGGTGTCTTTGATTGCTGCGCTTCATGTTAAGTGCAACAACTAAAATGGTAAATGGAGCCATTAAAACAATGGCCAATATGGTAAGAAATGGGTGATTCATGCCTTTAAATGCAAACCGTTTGGAGCGTAAGACAAACCTTCCTGTATGTCGTCTTCTATAAGCAAACCATTAGTAAAAGCCTTTGCTTTTAGCTTAGAAACTGAGAATTTCGACTGTCGCCAATAGCCTTCAGACTTGCAATATTCAAAGACATTATCGCCTTCTCGCCTCCACGAAATCGTAAGCGGGCTGTAAAAGTTCTTCCATTTGCGACTCCTTATGATTGTTAATTTAGTTTTTTTCATATCATTTTTAGTTGGTTGCCCGTCTTTCCGGGCTGTCAGGTGTAGATTTAAGACGCACCACGGTCCGGTAGTAGGCTACCAGCCGTTAAACTTGCCCGCCAGCCCATGCTAAAAGAATCATAATTGCAACGTAAAGGGCGGCTTGGAGAATTTCTTTAGTATTCATATCGCCGTGAGAATATACAAATGCCCGGCGGGTAAAAGACTTTTTTTATCCGCTTAAGCCTTTTTTCTTTAGAATCCCTTATTTCATAAGGGTTTAAGCCGCAAAATAATTCTTGAGTGCATCAGCGTAAACTTCCGCAAGCACTTCCTGATTGCCGTCAAACAACACCCATTCACCCGGGTTGCTGCCAAAGAACGGCTCACAGATGATGGCAGTTGGCTCGGTCTTTACTAAGAACTTGTAGCCACGCTCACCCACCCGCACCATCTTGGCTCCCCGGTTGTTCTGGGCAGGGATTGACTGCTCATGTTGGTCGGCAAATGCTTTTGCTAACTTCTCTCCGGTCTCGCTGCCGTGATAATAGAGATACTCAAATCCTTTTGCACTTGAACTTGTGTAGCTGTTAAAGTGTAGCTCAAGGGCAACATCAAATCCCCAAGTTCTTTCCCGCACCCAGTCCATGCTCTTACCGTAAGTCTTAAACGGATAATCATTAATGACTTCGGAAGCTATCCCGCGCTCTTTCAGCTTCTCGTTTAAAAATATGGCAACGGCGTTGTTAAATTCCCACTCGCTAACTCCACCCACGCTCTTGGCACCGCTATCGTTAATTCGGCTATGACCTACGCAGATGGCGACTTTCCTGACTGGCTCGGGCTTTGGCTCACTTTTAAAAAACAAGGCAAGCAGTTTTTGAAGAAAAGATTTCATTTGCTGCCGATTATTATGGCTCTTCGATAGGAGTAGTCACTATGAAACTTCTGGCCACGCCCGGGAAGGATGCCTTCTTGAAATTGATAAAACTGGCCATCAATCAGAGTCACTGTCGGCGGGTCGTAAAGTGCGCTCTCGTTCAAGCCTTTTAGCGAGTCGTTCAATGCGCAACTTGGCAGCAGGACTGCCATCAGCAGCAAGCTCATCAATTGCGTCTTCAAGCTCATATATGTAATTCCGTTGCTGCCACTCCAAATGAGCGACAAAGGCTCTCAGAGCGGCTGTGAGCAGCTTTATCACTTATCTTTAGCCTTGAACACGTTTAAGGCCAGCCAATCGATTAGCTTGTATGCCTTGCCGATAATCGTGTCATCTTTGGGCGTGGGTGTCAGGGCAGCGATTGCGGAAGCGGCTGCGATGACTGCGGTGACAACTCCAAAGAGCTGTTCTTTGTTTTCAATAATGTAATCAATCATTTTTTGCGGTTTTTGAATTTCTGCCAAGTGTTGGCGAGTGAAAGGATTCCAATAATTAAGCCGATTATTGCAGAGATAAAACCAATGGCCATCTCAAAGTAATCAAAATAGGCTGAAATTGCTGACCAGCTAGAAGCAATCATACCTGTCACCGGATGCGTCAAATGGTTGTTCATTGCTAAAGTTCGTTTTCTGGCTCGGGCTTAATCGCTAAAAACTCCAGTTGCGTCAACTCCTGCACTCCATCAACGCCGTCGAGCATCGCGTCATCGTTGGCTGTGAATCTCCAGCAGTCGATGGCAATGAGTTTACCACTAGCGTCCGTAGCTTCTGCCAGGTTAGCGACAGGTGGAAGTCCGGTGAGCGTTGTGCCTTGTTTGTTCGGGTAGCCACGGTCAGCGTCAACAGCAGCCACGAGTCCTGTGTAGACATCAGGTTGAACAACATAGTATCGAAACCCTGTGTCAGCGCGTGACTGCTCAATGTCTGTAAGTGGTTGTTGTTCGTCGTCCATTAGTCAGGTAGTTCAAGTTCGTCGAGAAGCTCTAGGTCTTCTTCGATAGGCGGCTCCCATTGCAAACGCTGCAAATAAGTCTCAAGGTTTATCTCTTTGATACCCTCCAAGGTAAAGTCGTCGGTCTCAAGGATGCCACTGCGCTTAACACAATACAGTCGGTCACTGTTGGTCTCTGGGTCGAGGAAAGTGTTATCCCACAGTGCCAACCACCGCTCAGTGCCGTCACCGTCAGGTAAACCTCGGGCTTCGTTACCGGATGACGTAAGTGTCTCGTAGCTGTCCTTGTTGCTGAACCTAAAGAATCTATGGGTTTCGTCTGTCATTACTTAAAGTGTTACGTTGTTCACGATGATGCTCCAGCCTTTGGCTTTGAGTGATGTTACTGCGGCGTTCGTCGCGGCGGTTAGTGAGCCAGTGGCTGTATTGTAGTCGATGTCGATGCCAGCGTCAGCCAAAGCAGTTCCACCAGATGCTCCGGTAGACGTTGCGTATTGGCCTGATGCGTCGATGGATGTCAGTATGTTCTCGACCGATTGTGCGGTGAGTGACGTGCAGAAAAGCCAAGTTTCATGGAACACTTGATTACTAATTGAATCAGGATTCCAGTCTTTTAAGACATCATATGAAAAATCAGTTAAACTAAAACAAGCAAGCCAAGTTTTGTAAAAAGATGACCCATTTCTTAAAGGTGTACTAAATGACGTTAAATCTGTAGTAATGAAAGCTTCACCAAAATTAACATTACTAGCATTTGTCCCGAGTTTTGCATTTTCAGAAAACTGCGTTAGCTGAGAGTCATGCCAAGCCGCAAAGAAATTTGTTCCCGTGCTCAAGTCTAAAGCAGGGAAACTTGTGAGTCCACTTGACCGCCATGCGCTCGTAAAGTTCACATTGCTTGCCGCCGTGCCGAGCTTTGCGCCAGCCGGAAATGACGTTAGGGCCGAGCAGTTTTGCCATGCGGACGTAAAGTTGGTGCAATTAGGAATCTCTGTCGTCCTAAAATCTGTAAGTGCGAGGCAGTAATTCCAAGCAAGACTAACGTCGGTAGCAGATGAAAGTCCGGGGGCATTAAAAGAAACTAGTCCGTAGCAATTTCTCCAAGCATTTCCAAAATCTGTTGCTCCCGTAAAATCTACGGCATTAAACTCAGTAATATCAAATCGTTGAAACCAAGCGTTGTTATAACTACTAGCTGTTGCTGCATCTGACGCGCCTCTATCTATTAACAATTTCCTCGCCGACTCAATGTCAGCACCTGTTGCCGAATCTGGTAAAAGTAGCATTCCGTAAGAATCTCCGACTGACCTGTGACTGCCAGCGTTACCCAAAAGATTCAGCTCAGTGACCGCAGTGTTGTTCACGCGATACGCAAAGGTTCCGAGTGACGTGCCGACGATTTGCCAGCCTGCTTGGGTTGTCGATGGGATGTCTAGGTGGTCAGTGTTGTCTGCGAAGGTTACCTTGAATCCATCTGAGACAGGTTGGTCGTTAGAGGTGGATTGGGTGGCTTCGATTGATGCACTGTCTCCGTTGTCGCTTCCAACAATCCGACCGCTCCAAGCATTAGAGCCTGATGAAATCGCTCCGACTGGTGCTTTCTGTGCATCGTAGAAGTAGTATCCAAAGCCGTCCTTTAGGTCAAACACGTTGTTCCTATTATTAATATAATTACGAACGTCGTCAGCTTGGTCGTCGGTGATGGACGCAGGGAAGAGCGCAAGGAACTCTAGGTCAAACGCTGTGTTAAGTCCATTAGTAACTCGCTCGGCTATACTAAACTCTTCCGAGTTTATTGTTGTAGTTGCGCTAGAAGAAAGCAGGTCGGCGTTGTTAATCTTTGAGATTTGAGAACCAGACTTAAATTTTACTTCGTGAAGAATATCACGATTTGAATCATCAAACAATCCTGTGTGGTCAAGCGCAACGTTTGAATTAAAAGACTGTAGTCGCTCTGAGTTTCTGTGAGTAATCGCATAACCGTCAGTTGAAATTGTAGAACCTCCGGTGGAGTTTAATCCAAAGCAGGTTGCGAATTGCTCGCCGCCTCCCCCGAGGACACTAAAGGTCAAGAACGCATACCCTTCTGTCACTGTTGTCCCAAGCAATCCTTTGAGATTGTCGTTTACACCATCGAAGCGTAAGACGCTTTTTTTAATAATGGTGGCCACATCGTTCGATGAGCTTGAGTCTTGGTTGATTGTAACAATCTGGCCAGTCGCGCATTTGAACTTGGTGTCACCGTGCCTAATGCTTGTTGACCCGTTGAAATCACAATCGAATACGACCGCATTGTTGACCGTGAGCTTGGCCTTTTGAATCGCGTAGTTGCCTAAAGCGGACAAATTGTTTTGCTGGTTTAATTGAATTGTTTGAGTAAGTATTGCTGCTTGACTTGGGGCCGTGGTTGAAAATTTCCTTACGCCGTCAATGTCCACATAAACATCAGTTCCATCGTATCCGTATTTCACGTTAAATGGAGTGCCTAATGTCACTCCGCTAGGCTGTGGGCCTAATCCGGGGCCTGCCTTACTTAAAACCAAAACGCCACCAGACGTGTTTTCAAATATAAGTCCAAAACCACTTGACCAAAAGCCACCGCCCATCGGCACAATATAATTACCAAACTGAGTAATCACCATGTCTAGCTCACCTTGCCAAGTCTCGTTGGAGCCAATGGTAACACTTGGCCCAGTCGCGTAGTTGCCTGAGACGTTCGGAATGTAAAGATAACCACCAAGGTTGCCCGCTGGATTTTTGATTAATGGTAAGGCTCGTGGCTGGTTTAGGCTTACTGATTGCTTGGCATCGCCGCCCTTTTGTGAACCGCGAGCCAAGTTGCGTAACACTGGGACGTTCTCAAGGAAGTCAGCGGTCGTCAGGGCTTCTGCTAGAACGTCACCAGATGTCGCGCTGGAAGTCAGTGTGGATAGATTGAGTGCCATTTGTTGAAATATATATTATTAATTACAGGCTATCACTATGATAAGGCCAGTAGATGAGACGCTTGATTCTGCCCGTCATCAGGCGAGGCGTTGGCGCAGTGCTGTTTCCAATTAACAACTGTGAAATACCAGTTGGAACTGCCCCTGTCTCTGGAATAGGTGTTGCACCGTTAGATGAACCTAAATAATCATTAGATTTGTAAGAATATGAGATTCGATTAAGAGAGTCTAACGTGACTGAGCCGATTCCTGTGTTAAAGATTGTAGTGCCGCTTATATTTAGCGCGTAAAAATGAGATGATGCGCCAGAGCGGTAAGCGTGATGTCTGTTACCTGTTGACCCGTTTGAGAACTCAAAGTAATAAGGAAACTCATTGATTCCATCTTGAGGCACAGCTTCAACATAAACCGTCCCCTCAGTATCATTATAAAAGTCCGTGAAGTCACTGCCGGAAATCACAAGGTCGTCAGCGGCTCGTTGCGCGGTGGAGCCTGATGTGGGGATGAACGATGTTGCTACGTCGCCTTCTTCAAGCTGAACTCCCGCAAAAGCGATTCCTCCTGTTCCTGCGAAATTTGAATTTCTGGAGTCTCCTAACGAGTCAGCAAGGCTCAACCTAATTTTGCCAGAGCTCTGTGAGGCGTTATCGGGGCGCGTCCATTCAAGTCGCCTCCAACCATTCCCAAGGTTAGTTATTTTAGCTGACCCCGCAGATGCGTTAAATGCATCACTTATGGTATCAACGTTTACGAAGTTATTGCCGCTCAGATTAGTATCCCAGAACTGGAAGAAACGCGCTTCACCTATATTTTTGTAGAACAAAGAAGCGGTTGCGTTTGTCGTTGAGCCTCCGCTTATGTCACCGTGCTGCAAGCTCGTTTTCTGGTTACTCCCTATTCGCGATAAAACGTAAGCGTTTATTTCTCCTAAATCACTCGTGTGTTGGGTAATAGTTGAATCGTTTGAATAAAAACCCCAATCTGCGTTGATGTCCGATGATTCCACCAAGTTTTCACTCGACGGCTCCACCAGTATCATCGGCACTCGTGGGCCAAAGGTTGCCCCTGTGATGAACTTTGGGCTGCCCGTTGTATTCGCCACGAAGGAACTTGCGGTTGTGCCTTCTTCGACTTGTGGTCCCCAAATAAGATATGATGATGCAGGAGCAGAACCATTGCTTGTGAATATAACAAAATTATGCGTGGTAGCAGTCGCAGTGATTGAAACACTAATCCGTTGCCATTCGTTAGTTGGTGTGAAGTTTACAGTTGAACCTACTCCAGTGAAATGTGTGGACTGTTGAATTTGAGTTGTTCCATCGGACTTCACATAAAAACTCGCGGTGTATTCCTGTCCAACAGTTAAGCCTATTATAGTCTCAACGATTTGAGGATAACTACCACCGTTTGATACAATTCTAGTGGCTTCCTGCTCTCCATTAGGAGCAGTGTCATAATTGTAAACTGGACTGCTCATCTGCGAGCTAAAGGACCAATATGCTTGGTCAAACTCAGTATTGATAAACCGCTGAAACTTCGTCGGCGTCAGCTCGGCTCCCTGTGTCTGGTCAACGCGCACCGTGTTCGCTGGGGCGGTCGCTATGAGACCGTTAGCATCAGTGAACGTGGCGGTTCCTGCCCTTGTTGCCGTAATAACATCAAGCGTGTCTTGCTTGCTTGGGTCTAGGTCTAGCGTGGGATTCTCCAACGTGCCAATCATTGAAGATTGGGCATCAAAGAGAAGGTAAGGGTCAAGGTCGTTCGGATGGAACGATTTAACACCTTTATCAAACAGTCCAGCACTAGAAAACAGGCCGGAAGCTGCTTGCAATCCGGCCCGTCCTGTTCCAATCCCAGCTTTGGCACTCTGAATCTTCATTTCTCAAGAACCATCTCAGTTCCAGCCGCTGAAGGAGTCACTCTGATTTTGTCGCCGTTGGAATAAGTCACAAGGAACTTTTCCGTTCCAGCAGTAACCGGGCTACCATCAACAGCTAACCATGCTCCCGCTGCTGTGTAGCGTTCAACCGTAAGGTCACCGCTTGCAGCAGAAATGTAGTGTGTCCTGCCGCGCTCAATCGGGTATTCGACCGGGGTGGTGTTTGCGAATGTAACAGTCATAATTCTAAATTTCTTTTTGTGTCAAATTAAAGGTTTAGCCGATGCGCCAGTTGGTGCCGTCAGAGAAAACGGGTGTAAAATTACTACCGCCACCAACGACAACGTGGTTGTGGTGATTCCCAAGTCCATTGGTTGAATCACTTACAAATGCTCGCTTTCCTTGAGCGCTTGCAGCGGGAAGGTTTGCCACGGTGTAAACGGCTTGCTGGATGATTCCTGTGACGTTTAAAAGCCCGCTGACGTCGAGATTGAGCAAATCAATGTCGCCTGTCCCATCGCTCCCGGTCGCGCTTGTAATCTCATTGAGAGTGCCACCGCCACGGTTAATAATTACAGATGAAGCTGCACCTGCCCGGGTCGTTGTGATTACTATGGTGGCAACGCTCATTAGGTGTTTGGGCTGTTACGGTTTGCGAGAATTAAGCGAACCGGGCTTGTCCAATAGTCATGCCCGTCAGCATCGGTCAACCTGATGTCGTAGTAGTAAGTGCCATAACAAAATTCTGCGTTGCCCGTGTCGATAGTTGTAGTGGCTACCCCGGCGGCAATTGTCATGGTTGGATTTAGAACAATATCCCCGCCAATGTGGTCTTCAGTGATTCGACACGCCGCGCTCCATGTATTATCTAGAGTGATGGGGTTGCCGCCTGTGTCTTGGGCAGAAACGCTGATGTCATAGGTTTCGCCCCAAACTATTTCGTCAGTTGTAATTGCCATAATAAGAGTGCTTGGTCGGCGTATTTAAGGTTTTGTCAAAAGTAATTATTGTGAAACGGGTTGCTGACCAGTTGCAGTTTTTACTCCTTCAAGAAGCCCCACCATTTTTTGCTGCAAGTCCACTAGCTGCCGCTGCAAGTCGGTCTGTGTTTTTTGAAGGTTTAGCTCGCCAGCAACACCACCACCTCCGCCAATGGCTTGCATGGATGAAACAGCGGTAATTGAAGAACGTGTCATTGCAGAGCTAAACCGGGATTCAGTTTCGCTTATATCACCTTCAAGATTAGCTTTTTTCTCTTCTTGTGATTTAGCTAAGTTAATCTCGTTATCTTTTCTTTTTTTCTCTGCTACTTCAGCTTCTCTTTTTTTCATAACAATTTTTTCAGCACTTTTTGCATCTAAAATAAAACCTTCAGCGGCGGATGCTCTTTGTTCTTCTTGGATTTTTTTCCTAAGCTCTTCTTGTGCTAAAAGCTTTTTGTCCCCTGTGATTCTAGCATTTAGAATTTTTAAAGTGTGGGCATATTCATCTCTAATTGACTTAATGATTCCTTTTCTTTTTTCGGCTTCTTTGTTTGCCTTTTCTTCATTTTGCTTCTGCCTTACTGCTGCTGCATCTTGCTCGGCTTGAAGCCTTGCTCTAAATGCTGCATTTTCTTTATCTAGTTTTGCGTTTCTTTTTACCGCTTGCTCGTTTACTTGCCCGCTAGGAGTATCTGAAGAAAAACCCATAGGGCCATCGGGAACAAAATTGGCAAATCCTTTTCCAATAAACTCCCCAACTTTAAAGCCAGCAAACCCAACAGCAGCAGCCGCTAAAACTTGCGGAAATCTAGCCATTAAACCCCCGGCTGCACCTTTTGCAGTTGCACCACCAGCAACAGCAGCACCGCCACCAGCACCAGCAGCAGCCCCAGCAGTGGCATTCTTTATTTTAGCGGCTGTGTTTGCTTCAACAGCAGCCGTTTCAGCACCCCAAAGGCTTATTGATTTAGTAAGCCCAGCAACCATGACAGCAAAAAATTTAGCTATCTGAATGCCTTTTACGGCTGCTGCAACAGCAAGCACTTTTGGAGCCAAATCGATGACTGCTCTGGCAACTTCCGCAACTTTTCTAGATACTTCCTCAAAGTCAATGCCTTGAATTTTTTCAGTGATTTGGTCAATCAAGGGCATGAACTCAATTGCAAGAGTCAACGCTATTGCATCAAATGCAGTTCCAAGGTTTCCAAAACGGTCAGAAAGTGTGTCTAATTTTTGGGCGTTATCGGTCAGCAACTTAGGTAGATTCCCAAGTTCTTTTTCCGCTTGTTGAAATGCAGTTTGGTCTTCAAAAAGTGTTATAAGTGCTGTGCCAGACCTTCCAAATATATCCATTGCTGCCGCTGTTCTGTCTGCTGTTGAGCCTACAGAACGAAATGCGACAGAGATTTGCTTTAAGGCATCAACTGGGTCTAAAGCTCTAAGCTCAGACATTGAAAGCCCAAGCATTTCAAACGCTTGAACGGTTGATTTTTGCTCTGAATTTAAACCAGAAAACGAATCTTGCATTTTACGCAAAATATCATCCATCTGAGCGGCTGCGATGCCGTTGTTTTTCAATGCTCTTTCTAAAACAACCAAACCTTCCCCTGATGCTCCAGTTTTGGCCATTTGGTCAGAAAGCTTGCCACCCGCATCAATCATTTCTTTCATCCTAGCAGGGACGCTTCTGGCGGCACTTATAAGGCCGTCAAACATTCTTTGCCCGATTCTTTCTTGAAAACCTTTGGCAATTGTAGACGCAATTTTTTTGGTTTTATTTTGGAAAGAAGCAAGTTCTTTCTGGGCTTTACTACTATCAGCCCCAATTGTTACGTTTACACCAGCCATGATTATAATTTGTTAAAAGTCAAACTTGCTTTTCTAATCTTGCAATTTCACGTTCAAGCTCCCAATCAGAAGGGCCGCCATTTTTAGGAATCATTCCACTAGCCCAGCCAGAGCAAGCAGAAAGGGCAAAAGCTTGTGACATGGGAAGCTCATGTATTACATACTCAGGCTTCCATTTATATTCTCGGCAAATGCCGGAAACACTACTTAAAAACCAACCGAACGGGTTTTTTTTTGAGCTTTAACACCTTCCGGAGCATCCATTGGAACAATGGTTTTCATTGAGCCAAAGTAGTGAGCAATTAAAATAGCTGACGATTGCTCGACTTCATCCATAGGAATTGCATCTAAAAATTCATAAAGAGAGTCCTCTAGTCTGTCTTCTCTTATGAGCTGGGTAAGCTCTTTTGATGTTCTAGTGAAAGCAAAAAGAGCAACAGCAATGTCATAAGGTTTCCAGTCATCAATTTGCCCAGTTGCAAGTGGGTGATTAATGTTTGAGAGAAACAAGCCGTGACCAAATGTGATGTCTACTAAAGGGACACCGCCAACAGTTTTTCCTTTTGGAATAAAAGCTTCAAGAATCTCACTCGGAGTTTTTCCCTCCGTGTTTTTAATTGCTTGCTGTAGCTGCTCAAGGCTCGCCATTAGGTGAAGCTTGGGTAATGTGTAACCGTAAAGCTTACGGTTGCTGTGTTTGTGCCAGCGTGAGTGATGCTCGCTGATTCAACAAAAGCTTCCCCAGCAGTAAAATCAACACCGTCAATTGCAGATGCAAATGTGACCGCAGTCCCTTTTGATGGGAGGGTTGGAGATGATGCGGTTACTAAACTTGAAAAAGAAACAGTATTTTTTTCGCCGTGGTCAACTCTGGCAACCATGTCACCATCTTCATCAGCTATCTCAGCTACGTTGCCGTCAGTTGAAATTTCAAAGTCTTGAACAATTCCATCAACCAGTGAGTCGGCCACTGTCTTTCCTGCTGCGGGGATTCCCCAAGATACGGTTGCGCCGTTAATTGTAACTGCCATGATAATTTTCTGTTGTCAAAATTAAGATGGGCCAGCAATAAGCCTGTAAGTTTGAAAGTGCGTCCACTTGGTTTCTTCCCGTCCTGCTTCGATAAGTTGCGGATGCCACACTGATGCTTGAAAATTCCCAGAATTTAAATAAGCAGTTACATCTTCGTAATCTGCAAGCTCATCAAACAGTTCAGCGGCGTCAGTTTCAGCCGTTTCAATTGTGACGTCATCAGCATCATGAAACACGGCGACAATCACGTTAAAATCCCAAACATAAGCTTGATTTGCTCCCATGTCCTCAGCGGAGCTAATGCGAACGACAGCACAAGGTGGCGTTAAGTCTCCGTCATCTTCTTCCGTTAAGATTGTGATGTTTCCATCATACTGGGTTTGCAAATAGCTTTGCAGCCTTCTAATTATGTCTGTTCTAATCATTTTCTGCGCATTTTGCGGTTTGTTTTTTCAGCGTTCTTCTTCATTGCAACCCCTATCAATGCTCTTAGGTTGCGCTCTGAACGATAAATTGACTGATTGATTCTAGCGGCTGCATCTTTAGGATAATAGTTTACCTTGTTTGCAATTGTTATAGCCAAGCCGCGCTTGCTTTTTCTGAAAATAGCATACCCCGGTTTTGGTGTGTGTCTGGTTATCCATTTAGGGGTTGCTGCTTTAGCAAGTTTTAAATCTCTTGCAGCATTAAGCCAGCCAGCGTTCAGCAAACCAATCTTTGCAAATTGCCTTTTCTTAAATTCATTTTTAATTTGGGTTCTGGTCAAAGCCATATTTGCAGAAGCTCTTCCTGCATTTACCCTTCCTCGCTTATTTCTTGATTGTTTGTGAATTCTTTCAAGCTCTGCAATTGAGCCAGCAAACTGCTTTACTTGTCGCAACCCCAATGCGGTTTTAAATTCTTTGCCGCCTGCAATTTGCCCTTTTAGCTTGCTTTCTTCAACAGCGGAAGTGGGGAACAACTTCGCAACGTCCGAAGTAATTACTTTTTTTGCATTTTGAAATGCTGCGTTTGAGATGTAGCCTTTTTTGTTTAAAAAGTCATTTCCTTGTCTTTTACCCGGGGGCGTGACTGCAATCAAGTTGCCAAGAATGACCTTTGTCTGGTCTTTAATTATATCGTTCAAATCTTTAAAATTCTCAGCGGCAAGCTCTGCCATGAGATAATTCATTTTGCTTGTGTCTACTTTAGCGGTGAACATATTAAAAGTTTTTTGCTAAAGTTATCCGTCGTAAGGAATCCATTCGGGTGCTACTGTAGAACCACCAGCGTGAGCCAAAATAAAATATTCTCCATTTGAATTTGTTCCTGATGGCTTGGCTAAAGTCACCCAAGTTGAGCCGGTATGGTAAAGAATATCACCAGAGCTTCCAGACGGAGTACACCCTGCCGTAATAGTTTGCTCTCCTACTGATGTAATAAGCCCATCTCTCCAATCAAGCAATGTTGTATCATCACCATCACAATCCATCCATAGAATGGTCCCGTCTACATTGTTTCCCCTAACTGTAATAGTTCCAGCATTGTCATCATTAACTTTAATCTGAGAAGGGCTTGTTTTTTCAGCAATAGCGGAAAACTTAATTGCGTCATTTTGGTCATCATCTTCGGTATTAACAAAATCAACAATTACCTTTCCATAATTCACGTTAGAAGGCTCGTGTTGCTTTAATGTTCTAAAATCATATCTATCAGCGGCCCCATCCCAATCTTTATGAATGTATCTTTCCCCGCCAACATTGCGAAATGTTGGAAGTCTTGTGTGTTCAATATCGCTTTGCTGGTAAACAATTATCTTAGGAGAGCCATTATCAATTGTAAGCTTAAATAGCTTTACCTTATAGCTTCCATATGCTCCAGCACTGACACCTGACGGCGGTTGGTGATGTGTGCTGTTTGGAACGGAAGACGCAACAGTAATTGTTGGGGTCGTATTTACAAAACCTTCGTTGGTTGTCCCAAATTCAACGTAAGCAAATTGGTCATGCTCAAGAGATATTTCATTTCTTGGCCGGGTTGACATTGCTGCCCCGCCTAAATTTACTTCGTGAAAACTTACAGCATCAACACTTGAGTCATATCTTGTTTTCCGCTCAATTACCCAGCCTTCTTGAATTTGAACAGCATAGGTGTTGCTTGAATTTTTCCGCAAACTTAAAACAGAAAATGGTGGAGCTTGTGACTGCTTTATATCTCTTGGCTGTTTAGCCGAGATAATGCTGCCGCTGCTTGTGCTGTTTTCAATCTTAATGCCTTTTCCAGCGTTAAGCTGACTGCCTTTTAGATATTCACCAAGCTGCTTCCACTTGTAATCTGTTGGCCCACCTTGAAAAATTTGGTATAAGTCCATTACGAATAAATATCGGTATCCCAGCCATTTCGTCCAGAAAGTTTCCAAGTGCTGGTGACTTGGTATATATGGCCCCTACGAACATATGTTTCCCCCCATGCTAACCAATTACGGCCTGATAAAGTTGGCGGTGAGCCTGCTGGTGTTTCAATTGTCCCAACGTCACGAATGCCTGTAGGTCTACTTGTTTGAAATTTTGTTTCACGCCATTCACACCCGGGAGCTAAATACGATTCAATGCCTGCTTTTTCGTTGGCTGTTCCTTTAAAAGCAAACTCTTTCCAAATAGCATTGCTTTTTCCCGATTCAAATCCGGTGTCCGGGTCAACAAAGACTGAACCGTTTTGCGGAGAAGATGGAGTCCCTGCAAACGTGGCAAAGTCTGGGTGCGTTTGAATTGGTTCCTGACTAAGGGAAGTTGTCAGCTCATAGGTTTCGTCTGGTAAACTAATTAAAAACCCTTCAAAAACATAGTTGACAGTCCACCAGCCCGGCTTTCCGCGCTGCCCAGTTCTGCGAGTCAGTGACATATTTGGATAAGCAGAACTACTTGAAGGAGGTCTTGCGGGATAAGTAGCACCCTCAAGAAGCATTTGTGATGGAAAACTGGCGTTTGGTATTTCAACCGTCATTTCAATAGAATCAACTCCAAATCGGTCAGTTTCAAACCGTTCAGAAATCTGAGTTACGACCGAAGTTGCACCGTTTGTAGAGGAAGGCATTAAAATTTGCCAAGCTGTCAATTTTTGTGTAATTTTGTTTCATGCAACAATTTTATTGGGAAAACGGCGAGCGAGTCCCGGCATACGACCCACGAGAAGAAGAGACGGTGACTAACTCAATTGAGTCGCCCGTGCTTGTAATGATGAGACGCCTGCTTGGGTTTTTAAAAGCATCGCCACACCCTGATTTGACGATTGATTGCCTTTGCTTAATATCTGGACTTTGTTATGAAGGAAAGAGCATGGCGGAGATTGCCCGAGAGCATAAGGTGAGCAGAGCAACCGTTTCCCGGCGCTGTGTTGACTTGTGTGAAGCTTTTGGGATTGAGCCGACTAGAGCCATGCGAAGCCGCAAAGGGCGTGAGAACTGCCGCAACGCACGATTTAAGAACGTAGAAAATACAATCAAATGAAAACTGAATTAACACAAAACGGGCCGGGTGAAGTCGGCATGACATTTCAAGCTGAATTACCTTTTGAAGAGTGGCGGGAAATCGGGCAACGATTTGGAGAAGCCACGAAGCGGTTTAGTTGGGCATTGGGTGACTGGCTTGTCTATGGCGGCACCAACTTCAAAAAACGCATTTCATCAGAGATGTTTGAAGAAGCCGAGAAAACTACTGGAGTCGATAGGGCATCATTGTTGGCCTTGGCTACTGTCTGCCGAAGAATTCCAATGGACAAGCGAATTGCTCACCTTAGTTTTGAACATCACCAAGCAGTTGCATCAATTGCTAATGAAGAGTCACGTTTTGGCTGGCTTCAATTCCTTGCTGGAAAAGAATCACAGCCGTCAAAGAAGATTCTAAAGCTTTCAATTTCTTGCTCACCTAAAGAGCCAAGGTTAATAACAAAAGAAGAGTATGAAGGTCGAAAACGCAAGTTTGGCTCTGATAATTACATTGTCCACCTTACCCGGTTGCTTTCCGTATTAAGAAAGACACTACCAGCAATGGACGAAGATGAACGTGCAGCACTACGGGCTGACACAAAGGATTTGAAGCGATTGCTTGAGCTACTTTAACGCTTAGACGGGCGGCAGCTTATTTCACCAACTAATGCGCCGGGTTGTGTTCCAACTCTTGAAACTCTGAAGTTTCTTGAGCGGAATGACACGGGCTTTCCAAGGCTTGGAATCTGGGTAAGGTCAGAAAGTAAGACTTTCACTTCAATGTCACCTTCGTCAGCAAAGCCGCCTTCCATTAGCTCCCGGGCGAACTGAGACTCTGACACAATTGCTGTAACAGTCTCGCCGTCAATGGTAATGCTTACACCGTAATCGGCACGGTGCTGCACAAACGCATCTTTGATGCTGTTAGCTATCGCTGTCTGCATCTACCTTTTTGGCTGCTTTCTTGGCTGCTTTTTTAGCAACTTTCTTTTTTGGCTCGGCTTTTGGCTTTGGCTCTGCCTTTGGTGCGATAATTGCTCTGCCACTAACAAGCAATTGAGCGGCTGCACCATTTTCTACATTTTCAAGAATTGCTCCTGCTTCGACAGGCTCACCTTTAACAAAGCAAGCTTCGATGATTTCAAGATTCTTCATGTTCTTTCCCAAAAGTCAAAAAAGGACGGTAAGGATTAACCCTACCGTCCTTGCGATTGTTATTGCGCTCTGGTTAATTATGCACCCAGTGCGTCAAGCATTGCTGCGAACGACTTAGGACGGCGAACACCACCATCATAGTAGGTGTTAGCAACCAAGGTGTGCAATCCAGTCTTGGCGTTAGCACTGTCGCGGAGAAGCTCAAGGTTGAGTCCACCCCAGTAGCCAATCACATAGTCAGCAAAGTTACCGAAGAAGATTGCAGATGCAACTGATGAACTTCCTTTGGTCAATGTGCGGCTAACAGCGTTGGTGAACTCAGCGCGGTATCCGTTGATGACACCCGGGCTTCCATCAGAGATGATGAAGTTGCCTTCAACTCCAGAAGTCTGCTTGCTGGTCTGCTTGAGTTTCGCACGGATTTGGCCGTTTGTAACATAAGCGAGTCCACCTTGCAGAGCATTCTGAGCGTCAACCTTCTCTTCAAGAGCAACGATGTCAGCATAGTCAGGAGCGGCTCCGTTAGTTCCACCAACAACAGAACCAATTCCAGAAGCTCCAGCAACGCCGTTTGCTTCGTTGGTTCCACCGCCGTGGAAGAATGCCTTCTCTTGAGTCTCAAGCATCTGAGCAGTCAGGTGTCCGCGAAGCATTGCTTCAATTGCGGAAGACGACTGGCTCAAAAGCTGGTCACTGATGTCGATGAATGCAGGAAGTCGCTTGGGAGTAAGGCTCAACTGTGAAGTGGTTGGGCTAACTTCGTCGGCTGCTGCGTTCTCGGCTTTTTTAGCGGCTGCTGTTCCGGCTGCAAGAATCGGAATGTCAAGGTTGCCAGAAAGTCCGGTGAGAACCGTAGCACCAAGCTGATTCATTACTGATGAAGCAAAGAAGTCATCAAGAAGACCAGCTTTGTCAGTTGCGATTGTGTTACCGCCTTGGTTGGCAGTTCCTGCGGTCATGTCACGCTTGTTGACGTAGAACGAAGGAAGCATGATGCCACGAGACTGACCGATGCCAGCGTTCTTAGCTTCACGAATTCCTTCTTCAACAATCTCACGCTCGGCACCGTCCAGCTTTGCACCAGAGTAGTGAGCGCGAAGAGCGGTTCCAAGGTCGAAACGGCCAAGGTCACGCTTTTCAGACTTGGAAAGGTCGGCTGGGACAAACTCAGCTTTCTTTTCGCAAACTTTGTCGAATGCAGCCTGACGGAAATCGTCAGCAGATACGCCTTCAGCAACAGCTTTGCTTACATCAAGGCTGATGCCGCGCTCTTTAGCTTGCTCGGCTACTGCTTGGATGTTTGCAATGCGGCTGCGCTCGGCAGAAACAGCACTGTGACGCTCTGCGTTGATGTCAACACGGGGAGCTTCGTTGATAACCTCCACGGAGCGTTGCTCAGGAGCCGATGGGATGTCTTTATTTTCGGACATATTTTCAGTTTTTAAATTTTGGTTTTCCGTTGTTTTGTTTTCCATTCCCCTGCCAACTCCCACGGAGTCGTCGGCTGGAATGCTCACCAAGCTGAGTTCATATGGCTCCCAATCAGTTGCCCGGATAGACTCCCGTCCCCCGTCCATCTTTTCAGAATCCATTTCGTGGATTCGATAGCCGACAGAAACCAATCGCCGAATGCCATCTTTCACGTCTTGGAAAATCTCTTCGGCTCTTGCCGATTTTGAAAACTTAACGACTGCACGTCCTTTTTTGTCGTCGTCAATCCATGCCCGCTCTACAACACCAATCTGGTCGTTGCGGTTGTGTTCCATCAGGAAAGCCCCGCCGTTGTTTAGACGGTCAAGGCGAACGCTTTTAGAGCGATGGTCTAGCACTTCAGTGCCATATCCGCGCTCAACTTCAGCTTCAGAAGAAAACGCAATTTCAATCGTGCGGTCGTCTTCGTTGATTGCCCGTTGATTTAACTCAAACGAGCGGTGTGACAGTTCTTCAACCTTCTTCTGGCTCATCGACAATCTCAGAATTGTCAATTTGGTCAGGGTCTAATTTTAAGCCATAACTTGCAGCAAGCTCTTCGTCTTCTTTAACTTTGGCAAGAACGTCATAGATGTCATCCCCGGCATCAGCAATAATGTCACGAAGTGGTCTGATGCGGTTACGCATTGCAAGGACAGCGGCTTCCATGTCTTTCTTGGGGTCAACCCAAGCCCATCGGCGTCCCCGGAATTCTGGGGCGTTAAATTTAAAGAACTTATCGAATGGCAAACCAAGGCGACCAGAAAGAAGCTCGACTTCAAGCCATGCTTCAAAAACTGGCTCAAGAACGTGGTCAATCATCATGCGTTGAACTGCCTTCCAGACTTCGCGCTCTTCAATTAGCCCGGCTCTGATGCTTGAGTAGTTTACTCCTTCCAAGTCATTACTAAGAGCGTTGTAACTAATGCCAAGAGAAGTAGCGACTCCACGAAGGCAAGATTTGACGAAATCTCCATAACCAGAATTTGGGTGGTTGGTGTCCCAACTTTTAAAATCTACACCAGCAGGAAGTTCTTCGATTGTTCCCGGCGATGAATCAACAGGAAGATTTCCATCATCATCAATTTCGCCCGTCCAGCCGTCCGGTGTTGCTTTGGTGAAAAAGCCCATTTTAGCGGCCCCGGTTCTAGCTGCAACAAGTTCGGCTTCTGCATAGCCGTCTAACATCTTGAGCCTGTTCATTGAACTAACAAGCCAAGGAATGCCACGGCTTTGCTCTGGTCTCTCAGTCTTAAACGGGTGAATGATTTCTTCGGCTGGCACTCTGATGCGACGCTTGAAATCAGCGTTGAATTGAGAATCTCCGGGGTGGTTGCCAAGCAAGTGGTAAGCAACTGGTCGGCGGTATGAATCAAACTCAACACCAAACCGGATTTCGTTACCGTTTTCAGCCCGGGCGTTGTAACTATCATCAAGCAGGTCGGCTTCAAGAATCTGCAAGCATAACCCGGTGCTTTTCTTAATCATGCGAATAAGAACTTCACCATCACGGGCAATGCATCGAAGGATTAAGCGTTGCACATCAACCCATGAGTGCCGCCCTGTAACTTCACAGTTGCCAACCTTGCTCCACTGTTTCCAAGCCCGCTCAATGATATTGTTTGCAACTTCGTCAAGCTGTCCACTCGGCTCTTTAGCTCTCACCTGTAAAGACACACCCTTCTCGCCGAGCGTGTTGTTTTCAAGGCTACGCAAAAAACCTTTTACCCATTCATTGTTGCGTTCTAAGTCACGCGAGCGGTCACGAAGAATTGGAAGCTGGCCTTTAAGCTCACCATCTTGCGATAGGCAGGCAGTAATCCAGTCGAGCGTCAGACGGCTTGACTGGGTTGCGTTAAATCTGCGAACGGCTGTTTTGGGCGATGAGAATTTGCGCTTTAGATATTGAATCATCTGAATTGAATTTTCAAAGTTTTTCGGTGACGGTTGACTGATGCCTTTAATGTTTCCGCTTCTTGTCTCCAACGGTCACGGCTCTTTTCCAAATCAGCGATGCTTGCGAGTGTCAAAGATTGGTCGCCAAAACTTGTAGCACTAGCCGTCTTTTCATAAAGAGTTCCAAGAGTAGTTTCTATCTTGGTAATCATCGCCAACGCTGATGTCAGCTTTTCTTCGTCAGTTTTGTCGGCCATTGAATTTTGACTAATGTCAAACTCTACCAGTCATTCACCCAGCCGCCTTTCTTTTTGCGGGCATTCTTTTTTGGTTTTGCGGCTTTTTTCTTTGGCGGGTCTTGGATGCTTTGCTTGAGTTTGTCCCAGTTCACGCGCATCAATGACAGCGCGGCGGTTGCATAGACTCGGATGTCTAAAGCTTCGTTTCTTGCTTTGCTTGGATTCTCAAAACGTGTGTATGGCACGCCATTTTTGTAGCGGGTCACCTTTGTTTCACTAACAAGCTGCCGAAACCAATCTTCTGGTCGGTCGTTGGGGAAGTGCATAAATCCACTACCCTTTTCGCCAAGCGAAAGTCTAGAGTAAGTCAATTCCTTAGCCGTGTCAGTTCCAACGCTAAACAGCGCAGCTCTCTCTGCTCCCCTTCTTGTTGGTCTGCCAACTAACGGCACACCCGGGCCACCCATACCTTTGCAAGCGTAAACTCTTCGGCCTTCTCTTGGTTTTGTAAATGAGTAAACGGCTTTTGTTTTGTGTCCTGAGTCAATAAACGTGCAAGTGATTGGCAGCTCCACCCCGCTTGGGTGTGTAAACTTCTTTTGCAGAATCTCATCAAGAGCGGCTTGCGTGTCTGGCGAGTTAAAATCACCCATGACGTTGTAATGGTCAATGCTCCAAGACTCTTCCCCTTCTCCCCAGCCAACAATCTCGACTTCAAAGCGGTCACCTTGAATATCAACGCCAGCGGTAAGGATAAGCGCATCTTTCGGGAAATCACCCCAATCTTCCCGGCGTTGCATAAGTGGCTCCCACGCTACGCTTTCGCCTTCATCTTCCCAAGTTTCAGCTAAAAACGTGTTTATCCACGTCCTAAGCGTCTCTTTTCCTGATTTTTTGGCTCTGATATTGTCGGCAGCCATCTGGTGCAATCGCGATTTATAACCCTTTTTGTGCCGAAAAAGTGATGCAATTCCGGGCAAATGATAGCCCCGGCTGGTGCGTTCCGGGTAGGTTGCCACCCATTTCCCTGCTTTGACCATCTCAATCCGCTGCTCATCAGTCAGCTTTGCCTTGCAACCTTCACATTGCAGCCATGCATCACTGCCGTCTTCTGCTTTCCATTGGACATTGACCCATTTTAAGCTTTGAGAGTAGCCGCATTCTGGGCAATCAACGTGAAATCTTCGCTGGTCGCTTGCTTCAAATTCAGTCTCGACTCTGCTCCGGCCTTTTACGGTCGGCGTTGATGTCATCACAATGACAGCGTTCCAGAATGTCTCTGTTCGTCGAATAGCTAAGCTTGACGGGTCGCCTTCACTTCCTGCTGTGACTGGGTAGCGGTCAACTTCGTCCAATAAAACAACCCGCCTTGGACGTGACGCCAAGCCAGCCGGGGCATTAGCTCCAGCAATCGCCAAGTTTCCACCCGGAAAGGTTTTGTGCAGAATTGTGTTGCCACTAGTTCGCGATTTTACGTCTGCAATCTTGTCCTTAATTCTAGGCGTGTCCCGGCACATCGGTGCAAGTCGTTCTTTGCTCCACGCTTCACCCATCTCAATCGTCGGCTGTACCATCAGCATCGGTGACGGCTCGACATCGACAAAATATCCAATCATGTTGTTTAGAACTTCAGTCTTTCCTAATTGCGCCCCCACCATCAGCACAGTCCCAGTTGCTTCCGGGTCATTGATTGAGTCCATCCATTCGCGAGCATATGGCGTTAGGTCAGAAGAATACTTTCCCGGCTGCCCTGATGACTCAGGCGAGAGAAAACGGTACTTATCAGCCCACTCTGAGACTGTTACTCTTGGCGGCGGTTCACAAACCGAAAGCCATGATTGAATGATTTTCTCAACCTTGCTCACTCAATCCTTTTATTTTGATTTTTAAACCTGATAGGTTTTTTAAACATTTATCTTTTGCTTCATCGGTCACTGCATCATTTAGAATTGCGTTTTTTATTGCCGCCATGATTTCTTGACCAGCCCTTTCCACATC